TCCCGTTTACCTCAATGGTGACATCCCGGGGCGTAGGAATTTTATCCGCCATTATGCCGTCCCCTCCAAATAGAGATGTGGTTCCATGCCGTCCCGGTTGTCGTGGCAGCCGGTGACCCGAAACAGCGTCCGGCGTTTGGTCAGGGCGGTGAATGTCTCATCGTCCAGCGTTGCCAATTCCCCCTGATAGAGCCATACACTGCGGCAGCGGGTGACCAGCTGGGCGGCGGGATCCAGGGGAATCCGCACCTTGCAGCATAGCGCGGTGCTGCGTCCGCTTTGGCTGGTCTCGGAGGTCAATTCCGTGCGCCAGGAACAGCCGGAGAAGCTGGTCAGCTGGTAGATCGTCTGCCCAGCTTCTCTATCCCGCCTTGTGGTAACCACTGTGACGGTTTTTGTCCCGCCCAGCATTTACATCACCCCCGCATAGAGGAGGCCGTAGGGATCATGTCCCAAGGCCCCTGCCAGGATTTGGCGGGCAATGGTGTTCTCTGATCTCACCGCAGCAGAGCCGTCCAGATAGGTCTCGCTGATCCCATCGTTAGAGGCCGCAGCCAGGCCCAACCCCCGGACGGTAACCTGCTGGCAGCGGTAGAGTGCGTCCGTGATCTGGGCGCACGCATCCGCTAGTTCCAGGTTCAGCTTCTCCGCATACGCTTCCGCCCGGCCGTAGGTGAGCCGGTCAATGGTGCGGGAGGCCCTGGTGGCCCAGATCTGCCAGGTGGATTCTGCCAGCTGCCCGCCAAACTCTTGATACTGGCTATAGCTACAGTAGATCATGGAGCATCACTTCCTTACGCCGTGGTCTTGATGATCAGGGTCTTGGGCTTGGTGATAACGTGCTCATAGATCTTTCGACCCTGCACCGCAGAGGCACCGATGAAGGAGCCGGAGCCGTTCAGATCCTGGATATGAGGAGCCACAGACCACTCATTGATCCGGCAGCACCAGTCCGGATGACCGGCAATGAAATCAGTGGTGTCGGACAGGGTGTTGTCCTCAAACACGGTGAAGCCTGCGATCTTGCCGATAGCACCGGTCTGAACCACCGCGTCGCCCAGCTGAGAGGCCCGGACAAAGTGGGTGGTGTCGGTGAGCAGCAGCTCCACCACCTCCGGGGAAACCAGCAGCCAGCGGCGGCCGTCGTTGGGCACGTTGGCCTTGGAGAGGGCGGTGCGGGCCTTTACGATCATGGGATAAGCGGTTTCCGCAGTCAGCGCGGAAGTGTCTTCCAGCATGGTCGCCGCAGCCTCCAAGCAGGTGGTTGCATCCTGCTCGATCTGGAGGGCCAGGGAATAGCCGGCGGAGTCCAGTCGATCCGCAGCCAGATTGTCGGGAACTGCGGCAGCCTCATAGCCGTCGATCAGTTCGTTTACGGCCTTGTCGTGCTGGATGGTCACGGTGATGTACTCGGTGGAGCCGGTGGTCAGCTTGGTGCCGGCGGTCTTGCTGTAATCCGCAGCCGCCACCTCGGTGTCCCGGACAGGTACCTTCACGGCACCGGCCTTGGGGTTTCCCTCATACCGGTTGTTAAAAATAATGCCGTCCTTCTTCACCAGGGTTGCCCGCAGCTTGATATCCACCAGCTGGGCATAGCGTTCCTGAAGGGTATGTGCCATAGTTCATTTCTCCTTTTAGTCAAGTTTTAAGCCGGGGTTTAGTGCCTGGAATGCGGCGACTACCCCAGCGGTGTCTTCAGCCGCTCCGCCTGCACCGTGCTCTGTGCCGGTGTCAACATGGACGGAGGAGCCACTGTCCGCACCTTCGAAGGCCCAGGGCTTGTCCTTTGCCAGGGCGGTCAGGGAGGCGGAAATATCGGTCGTCCGATCCTTGGAAGCCCGCAGGGCATCCAGATCCAGCATCCCGCGGATGGCCTTCACGTCCCGTCCCTTTGCATCCCGGATGGCACCATCCAGGGCAGAGTCAAAGGCGAAGGTTTCCTGCTGGGCGGTAAGCTTGCCCTGGAGGGCAGTGATCTGGCCTTGAAGGTCTGCCACATCCACGCCCTCGAAGGCCTTGAGGCCGTCCTGGGCGGTCTGAAGCTGGGCAGTCAAGGTGTCCACCTGGCTCTGAAGCTGGGTGGCCTTTCCCTTTTCCGCGTTCACATCTGCGCCGTTCTGGGCCATGAGCCACGTCAGCTGTTCCTCTGTGATGCCGGGGATCTTCTCTTTGATTTCGTCTCGCTTCATGGTTTTTCCTTTCTCCGCTACGCTTTGGTGACGGGGGTAGCCTCCCCGGTGCGGCTGGCCGTTTTACGCCGGGCCAAGGCGAAATGGTATGAAAAAAGCACTGTGCGGGTGGCACAGTGCTCTAGTCAACAAAAAATTCAGTTGTTTGGTTTACCACTCGGTGATTTCAATTTCGGGAATAATGTCTTTCAGTGTTTTCCCGTCAAAATACGGAGTGGAAAATACCTCATCAATGCTATGAACCTTCATAGAGTTTCCGTTAAAGTACAGGTCAAAAAGATTTGGATTATATGGGTCAACACCGCAGTAAAATCCATTATATTCAAAGCAAAGAATATTGCAAAACTCTAACAGTCGATCTTTCAAGTCATCTATATCCATGTTCATAGAATATCACTATTCTCCTCTCGCTCTGCATCGGTAAGTTCACGAGCCTCTAGGCGCGTTATTTCACCATCGTCAGATATTACATAATCATGTGCGTGTTCGCCTTTCTCGCCAAATTTGCTTTCGGAGGTATGCCCATGATCGGAGTTTGAAAGCTGCAAACTCTGGGTCCCATTAGAATCATAATAATTCCTGGAAGTTCCATTCTTTTTCGTGGTAACCTGAGTTATGCTATTGGGAATCCCATACTGATCTGTTCTTTCAAGAATGGTCACTAAATGACCACCTGCGTTCGTGGTTGTTTTTCCTGCTCGTTCTGCATCCAACTGAACTAACTTTGCATATAATGAACGGTAGTCTTTTACCAGCGACTTTTTTGATGCTGAACCAGCCAGCTGATTGGCAATCGCCTGATAATCCGCTCCAGATGGGAACGATATTCCGCTGCGGCCACTTTGATACCACTCCGCTGCCAGCTGTACCGTTTTTTCACGGAGCTGATCAAGAGGCATAGATTCTAGCTGTTTCCTTGTGAATCGCTCCCGTTCTTGTACTTCTATTTTAGCAGTTCCTTGCTCTTTTGCAACCCTCTGTTGCTCTTTTTTCACAACCCAAGTGGCCTTGCTGGCTGCGCTATGCCCGAATCCCGCCGTTCCGGTTCGGCTGCTGTCCAGATAGCCGCCGGTATCCCGAACGAACTGGCTCAGCTGCTGCCGGGCGTTCTTCAGCTTGGCGGCGGATTGGGTGGTGTCCAATCCCGCTGCATCCTCCGCCAGATACTGCTTTTTCGCCGCTCTGACCTTCCGCTCTGCGGCCCGCTGCATCTGGCTGATCTCATACTTGGTGTACAGCTTGCCGTTGTACTCCTGATCTCTAGCGTTCAGCTGGTTCAGTTCCGCCTGGGTGTAGGCGGATTGAGACAGGCCGGGAAAGAAGGGATAGAAATTATGGCGGCAGTTCCAGCCGCACAGGCCGTCCCCGCTGCCGTAGCCGGTGGAACTCACAAAGTCCGGGTAATGTTTGCCCTGATAGGTGACAGATCCGCCCCGGTGGAAGGCCTTTCCTTGCCAGAGAACGTGCTCCGGCCTGGCCCCGGCGTGGGCAGTGGTCTCCACAAAGTTCCAATCGAACTGATTCATTCGCTCAATCTGAAGCTTTCCGGCGGTCTGGTTTACTCCGGTGAGCACCGCCCGGCGGGTGGCCACCTCCAGGGTGTCCCGATGGCCAGAGGGATAGGTCACATGGGTCATGTGCTGGGAGAGATCATTGACGGAGCGACGGATCGCCGTCTGATAATCGAACGCGCCGGATGAAACCTGGATCCAGGCTCGATCCAAAGCCCGCTCAAACTGCCCGGTCACCGTGTTGGCGGTGGTGGCGGTCAGGTTCTTCCAGGTTCCCAGGGTCTGACGGTAGCCAGCGTTCAGCAGGTTGGCCATGGCCGGGTTTTCTGTGATGGATGGGGTCTTAATCCCCGCCTGTTGATAGAGGGCATCGTCCGCCCCCAGAGCCTCCACACCGGCCGATTGGAGGATGGTGCGCAGCTGCGCATCGGTTTTCCCGCTGTACTGCGCCAGGCGTTTCACCACGTCTTTGCGCAGTCCGCTGATCTGCTCCAGCCGCCACATCTGCCATTGGGCGGTGTCGGTGACCGTCCCCATCTTGCCAATGCGTCGGGCCACGTCTTTCAGAATATCGTCCTCCAGATTCTGCATCAGCTTGGTCAGCGGTTCCGGTGCTTTGTCAAGATAGTCGGGAGACAGCATCAGATCTCACCAAAGCCCAGGGGTTCGCCGCTCTGGCTGTCCTCTTGAGCCTCCTGGGCCATTTGCCGGGCGGCGGCCTCGTTCAGTCCATACCTGGCCATCAGATACCGATAACGGGGGATCAGGCCGGACAGCGCATCCTCCCGCATTGTAGCCAGGCGGCTCTCCTGATCGGTGATGTAACTGTCGTCCCAGTTGATGGAGACCTCTGTCTCCGGATCCACCGGAGCCCCTAGCAGTTCCCGGCCCGCCCAAAGGAGTGCCCGGAAGATGCGGATCAGCGCGGCCTCGATCTGGATTTGATGCCGGTTGGCGTGCTGCACCATGTCCTGCCGATCTCCGTTATACTGGGTGGCGGTGGCAATGTTCCCGGAATTGAACTGGTAGTGGTGGGTACCCAGGCCAACCTTGAAGGAGAAGTAGTCCAGGGCATCTTGAACCGCCTTGCTGTTGTCATCCACCCGGAGGTCTGGGTTATACTCATGCCAATCCGGCGAAGCATCGGGATCCCCGCCGGGCAGCTGGTAGAAAATGCGCCGCCTGGCCGCATCCGGCGGCACCTGGTAGGGCTGGCCATCGCTATTGAAGCGGGTCTCCACCAGCCGCTTGTTATAGAACACCTTCTTGCCACCCAGGTAGATATCCTGCCCGTAGTTGTCAAAGGCCAGATCCACCTGTTTGGCAGCATCCAAAGCCTCGGAAAACACTGCCATGCCCAGCCCCGTTCCGCCGCTGATGTTCTTTACGCCGGCGGGAGAGAACAGCGCAAACCAGGGGACATCACTGCCGGTAAAAAACCTGCCGATCATGCCCTCCGGACGGGGCTGAGGCTGATAGCTGGCGCAGTCGGTTTCTTCACCCTGGCCCTTAAAGAACTCGTTGGTGATCTGGTATTGCAGGCCACCGGCGGGATTCCTCACCAGCTGATGGGTTTGGAGATAAATACAGGCATCGCCCCGCAGGGAAACCCCACTGGCAAAGGCCGCCTCTGTTACCAGGCCGTGGCGAACCGTTATGGGGAGAATGCACTCCGCTGGAAGATAATCCAGGGAAACCCGGGCGGTCGGTGTCTTTTGCAGCACTCCGTTCTGAAGGGCGGCTCCCTCCACGCTCATCACAAAGGCCCCGGTGCCGGAGCGGAACGCCTCCTCTACCAGCCGGTTGGCATTGGGCCAGAACGACAGCTTCCCCAGAATGCCGCCGGTCTGATCCTGATCTCCCAGCAGCCATTTTGCACTGGATGCGTCTGCCACGGTGGCGGTGGTGCGGTCATTGAGCA